TCGACGATCACGGTCGTGGTCTTCAGCTGCGGCGCCACACCGTTGACCACGTTGATCGGCGTGGAACGGTAGGCGATGCCGTCGCCGGCCGAGCTGACCGTGATCGACGCGCCGCCCTGCGTGGTCGACACCGTCACGACGTCGCCGGTGACGCTGATCACGAAGTAGGAGGTGCCTTCCGTCACGCCGCCCGGCAGCGAGGATCCGTCGACCGCGTGGAAGATGATCCGGTCGTTCACCGCGAGCCCCGAAAGGCCCGGGATGGTGAAGGCGTTGCCCGACACGACGGCGCTGAACGGGCCCAGGCGCGAACCCAGGATGCCGACCCGGAACGACTTGCTCGCGCCGGAGGCGGCAGCGCCCACGGAGAAGTGCGTCGCCAGGCCGCCGGCGCCCGCGGTCATCTCGCCGAACTGGATCGCGGCGACCGGGCTGACAGAGTTGCCCGTGACCGTCCATCCGCCACTCGTGCGCGCGACCGCGACGCGGCCATAGCCGGTGTAGGCGATCTCGCTGTTCGTCTGATCGCCGGCCAGGCCCGGGAAGGCCGTGTGCAGAGCGACCTGCAGGTTCGTGAGCGGCGTCGCCGCGGCGTTGTCCGCGAGGTTCGCGATGGCCGTGGCGTTGAAGATCAGCTTCAGGATGTCATTGCGGAAGGTACTGGGTTTCATGGCGAGGCCTTTACGTCAGGTGGTTGAGGAGGTGTCGTTCAGGGCGATCTCGGCCTCGGCCAGAAGGCTCTCGGGGAGAGAAGCCATCGGGACCTTGAGGTACTCGCGCACCAGCCCGGTGGCTGGATCTCGCAGGGGGATCACCCGAACAGGGCCCTGCGTCGCTGCAGACGGTTTCGCCGACTGCTGAAGGTGAAGGTGCTGGTCTGCCTGCTCGATGACGACGTGCGTCGGGTCCTGGTGGATCTGGACCTGAATCGGGTCGTTGTGTATGTCGAGCTCGAGCTGAATCGGCTGGCGCTGCAGAGCCTGCGCGCTGTCCTGCAGCGTCTTGGCGGCGGCCAGCATCGAGGCGCTCTGCTCTGCCTGCGCCTTCGCCGCGGCGGCTTGCTGCTGGGTCGCCGCGCCGGCCTTGGGCTCGGGCAGCATCTCGGCCGCCTTGAGCATGTCGCGCTCGCGGCGCTTGACGGGGAAGGTGCGCGTCCAGTCGGAGCCGAACAGCTCCCACTCGGCACGCTCGTGCGTCATCAAGCGCGCGTCGATCGCGTCGCGGTAGGCGGCGACCTCGTCCTTCGGGTTCAGCGAGCCTTGGCTGTCGCCGTGCCATGCCGCACGGGTGTAGGCCCAGCGAACCAGCGGGTCGCGGAAGAAGCCCGGCGCGCTGATGCGGCCGTTCGCCACGGCCTCGGCCATCCACGTCTCATAGACCGGTTGGCAGAAGCTGAGCACCAGCCAGGCGCGCTCGGTGCGGAAGTGTTGCCAGGCGTCGAGCAGCGCCGCGCGGCTGGCCGAGTAGCTGGCGTCGAAGCGCTTGAGCAGCAGATCGCGCGGCAGCCCCAGGCCCATGCCGATCAGCGTCAGGATGCCGTTCACGAACGGCTCGAACGCCGTGTTCGGCCGGTTCGGGTTGGCGAAGGTGGCCTTCTCGCCCTTGGCCAGACCGATGACGGCGGCCGGGCCCATCTCGACCTCTTGGCCGCTGGGCGGGACGGATTCGTTCGAGCCGTCGTTCACCGCTGCGGAGTCGGCCCCGTAGACCGGCGCCGGCGCGGCGGCGCCGTCCTGCTCGATGAAGACGGTGTAGAAGGCCGACACCACGGCGGCGGAGATCTCGGCTTCGGTGTAGCGGCCCAGCTCCTTGATCGCCTGGATCACCGGCGCGAGGTACGGGATGCCGCGGGTCTGCTCCGGCCTGATCGGGCGGAAGTGGTGCAGGATCCGGCGCCGGCCGCTGGCGCCGATCGCCTCATACCAGCTGCCGGAGAGGCTGGTGCGCGAGTTGATCGCTATGGCGCCCGGGTGCTGGTCGAGGATGTAGTAGGCGGTCGGCGCACCGTTGCGCAGCCGCACTCCCTCGACGATTTCGACGCCGGTGATCTCGCCCATCGGGTTCGCGCAGCGGTCGGCCTCGATGAGCTGCATGCGCAGCTTGTAGGGCTGCGTTTCGGTGGGCGAGCCGTCCGGCAGGATGGTGAAGCAGTCACCGCTGTCCATCCGCGAACCCAGAACCAGGCCCTGCCGCTCGTAGAAGGTCTGGCCGCCATCGAGCGTGCACTCCTTCGAGTCGGCCCACAGCGAGAACTCGCGGACCACCTGCTCCTTCCATGCGGCCAGGCGCTCCTCGCTCCAGCCCAGCACGGTTGCGTCGGGCTCCGGCACGGGTTGCAGGCCGGTGCCCACGACGCGGTTGATGTTCGTGTCGATGGCGCCGGCGGCGATCGGGTTCAGGCGGCGCAGCTCGCGCGACTCGGCGCGCTGGCGCTTCAGGCCGCGAACGATGTCGGCGTCCGCGCTACGCGCCGAGACGGCCCAGCGGCCATTCATCGGGCTCAGCGCGGCACCGTCGGAGCCGGTGCCGGAGAAGGCCTCGAAGGCGTTGCGCGCAGCCATGCGGCGTGCACCGGCGGCCGGCGAGACGTAGCCCACCAGTCGGTCGATGAGGTTCAAGCGTGCAGCCATGCCCAGGCCTCAGTTCATCGGACGCGTGTAGAGCACGCGACGGCGACCTGCGGCCGTGTTGTCGAGGTCGTCGATCTGGGCGGAGAGCTTGACGATCTCGTCCCTGACTTCGGCGAGGTCGGCGCGGCGCAGGCGGCGAGCCGTCTCCCCCTGGCCGACGACGTATTCCTGGCCCTTCAGGATCTTCAGCTCGGCCGCCAGGTAGGCGTCGAGGCGGGCTTGCAGTTGCTCGCGTGTCATCGGCGGCGTGAGGTGATTTCGTTCGCGAGCCGCGCGAACTCGGTCGCGAAGTCGGCGTCGGCGCGCCGCTCCACGATCTGGTCGAAGGGAAGGCGCGCGCGGTACTGCGGCTGCTTCTTGATGAAGACGAGCACCGGCTTCACGCCTCGGCCGTCGCGCACGTAGATGCCGGGCGGGATGCTCGCGCGGGTCACCTTCTGCTCGCCGCCGGAGATGGAGACGCGGTCCAGGCCGCCCACGAAGTACTGCGCCTTCTTGGCGTTTCGCCGGCTGCGCGCGCTGGCCGTGCGGTTCTGGTACGGGTCGAAGGAGGCTTTGACCGCGGTGAGGATGCGCTGGATCTCACCCCTGGCCAGGTTGCCGTAGGAGTCGAGCTTCGCGCCGGCGCCGGGCACCGCGCGCCAGCCCTCGCGCAGGATCCCGGCGAAGCGCAGGTTACGCTCGAAGCGCTTCTCGCCGCGGGCGCCGCCGAACACGCTGGGCAGCAGATAGTCCTCCGGGCGCGTGCCGTTGTTCGGCGCGTCGTCTTTCACTGCGATGCGCACCGTCAACGTCTCGCGCTTGGACTCGATCACCCGGATGCTGTTGAGCGTGTACGGCACCGGCCGGTCGAAGACGCGCGGCATCTCGGCGCGGATGTCCTCGCGGGCACGCTTGCCGATGATGTTGAGCGCGCCGTTCGCCGCGTAGGGAATGACGCCCACCGGGATGTCGCGCAGCGCCGCCACGACGCTGTCCAGCCTGCCGCTGCGCGTGGCGGATAGGCTGAAGGCTTCGGGCACCGCTGACTCCAGTGAAAGAGCCCCGGCACCTTGCGGCGCGCGGGGCTCTCGTTGACCTGCCGGCCGGCCTGCGTGCCGTCTGGAGGCACTTCAGGCACTAGCCGAATTGGGGCGAATTTTCACCCCTTCTGTGCCACGGTTCGGCGGGTTTGTTGTGTCACTGCGCTGTCGCGTTCAGTCGCTGTCGTCGGTAGCAGAGGGAAGCGCCTCCCGCGCGCTAAGGTTCGCCTCGAGGATGCGCTGGTGCGCGGCATAGACTGTGGTGCGGAACTCCTGCAAGTAGCGGTACCAGGTGCGTGCGCTGATGCCGAGTGCGTCGGCAGCCGTCTTCACCGGCGACACCTCGTGCACGTAGGTGAGGATGAACACCTTCCGCGCGGTGTCCATCGGCTGCGCAGCGATGGCGAGGTTTACCGCCGAAAGCTCGGCACTGAGGGCGACGTCCGGAATGCCGCCGCGCCGCGCGCCGGTGCCCTTGGCCGTGAGCTTGCCGAGGATGCCGGCGGCCAGCGGCGGCGGTCCGATGTAGCGGCGCGTGCGGTTCCACGCTGCCCAGCGCCGGCAAAGGTCGTCGGCGACGAGGCCGACCTCGTCGGGCGCCTCCTCTTCGCCGAAGAGTTCGTTGAGGGTGGTCGGCTCGTCTTGCGTCGTCATCATGGATGGATCCTTCGGGTCATCGGCGGATGCCGCGCGACAGCACGCGGCGGCCGGTGGGAGATGGGGCAGCAGGCGCTGGCGCTGCAACGGGAGGGGCCGGCGGCGGGACGACAGGCGCCTCCGGCGAGACGGAAACGCTCGGAAGCGGGACGGTGGGCACCTCGACCGCGCGCTGGCCGAGCAGATTGCGGCGCAGCCGGCCCCAGTCGGAGCGCGTCCACTTGTGCAAGCCGAGGTAGTGCGCCATCGCGAGGTTGCCGACGTGCGTGTCCAGGTACTCGTTGCGCGCGCCGTTGGGCTTCACGTACTGCCGCACTGCCCGGCCGCGCCGGTACTTCGTGACCCGCTTCTCGACGAGCAGCTGCTCGAACAGCTCGAGCTCGGTGCCGGAGTGCCAGTGCATCGCGCCCGGGCCCTTCTCCAGCGCGAGGCGGTTGAAGATGTGGTCCTTGGCCGTGTCCGTGCCGATCCGCCAGGTCTTCACGCCGTGCTCGATCTTGTTGCCCTGCCAGTCGATGTCCTGGAGTGTGGGCTTCGAGCCGATGATCGGCCGGTTCGGCAGGTTCTCGCCGCGGGTGACCACGCAGCCGAGGTAGTCGCGTGCGGAGCCGTAGTTGTAGACGTCCTGCGTGTTCGCGCCGCCGGCGTCGATGCCGTAGACGCTGATGCGGATGATCGCTCCGGAGGCGTGCAGGAAAGGCGTGCTGCGCAGCGCGTCGAGCTTGGCCCAGACCGAAGACTCGGATGCTGGATCGTCGACCGGCGAGCCCCACAGCACCTCATGCTCGACGGTCCAACCCTCCAGGCCCGGGCCCCATGCCTGGATCGTCGCCTCCAGGCGATTCACCTGGGTGTCGACGAACATCGTCAGCACCAGCGCCTCTTCGGGCACGATGCGCGCCGGCAGCCGCTCGGCCTGGCAGCGCTTGAGCAGCTCAGTCGCGGTGCTGGTGACGTCGCCAGGCGCGTAGGGCAAGCCCTCGCGGGTGTTCGTGTAGACCTGGATGAGGCCTTCGTCGCCGGCTTCCTTGGCGATCAGCGCCAGCGCCAGCTCCTTGGCCAGCCGCAGCCAGGTGATGGAGCCCGGCGGCGCGTAGTAGGCGCTGAGCGTGACGCTGATCGTCTCGCCATCGCCCTCGGCGGAGTGCACCCACTCGGCCATGCCGCCCAGCTCCTTGTCCAGGAGCATGTAGGCCTTGTGGTGCTCTTCGATGAGGCCGCCACACTCCGGGCAAACGAAGTAAGCCCTGCTGACTCTCTCCGTCTCGGCGTCGAAATCGTACCGGAAGTTCTCGCGCACCAGCTCGTGCCGGTGATCGCAGTGCGGACAGGGCACATGGTAGTGCGACTGCGTGCCCTGCATGTAGAGCGCGTGGATCATCGACTCGCCGAGCACGCCCGGGCTGCTGACTTCGTAGGCCTTGGAGATGCCCTCGTAGGTCGTCAGCCGCGCCTCGGCCAGCTTGATCTTGTTGCCCTCGCCGCTCGCGTTTCCGCGCCACTGCGGACGGTCGATCTCGTCGCAGAAGATGTACCGGGCTGGGATCTCGGCGAGGTTCGCGTCGGAGCCGGCCGTGGCGAAGTAGATCGTGCCGCCGTCAAACTCCTTCGCCTCGACGGTGTTGCGCTTGTCGCGCGAGCGCGGCGGCGCGATCTTCTTGCTCACGGCGTCGCAGGCCTCTACCGCCTTCGAGAAGCGGGCCGACAGGCGCTTGACCAGGCCGTCCGTGGGCTCCAGCGCGATGATGTTCGCCGGCGCGCCGTCGATCCAGCCCAGCGCCGCGCAGATGAAGACCTGGGTCTTGAGCATCTGGCTCGCCACCATGGCAACGATGCGCGTCGAGCGGTGCCCGGGGCTCAGCGCCTGCAGGATGAAGCGCGCGTAGGGTGTGTGCCGCAGGCTGTAGTGGCCCGAGAAGGCCGAGCCCTTCGGGATGACGACGTTCGCCTCGCTCCAGACGTCGAGGTGCAGCTCCGGGTCAGGGAGCAGCGCCTCGGCAATGGCGCGCTGGACCTCGGCTTCAGCGTCGCAGGTGGCCATCAGTTCGCCGTCGCGGCTCTGGCCTTCGCCGCGTCGCGCAGCTTCTTCGTCTCCTCGCGCGCCACGGCGGCGCCGAGCATGAAGACGCCGAACGCGATGCCGGTCCACCAGGCACCATTCCAGACCAGCACCACGAGGCAAGCCCAGTTGATGGCCCGCGAGAGCGCACGCTCGAACAGCGGCCGCCCTGGATCCCTGGCAAATTCGGTCTGGGCCTTCTCGCTGAACACGGCGATGACGCCCACCGGCACCAGCAGGGCCCAGGCGGCGAAGGCCACGATGTTGCGTGCGCCCTCGACGTCCAAGACCCAGCCGGCGACTACGAATGCAGCGAAGGCCAGCTGCGTGGCGTAACCCTTGAAGTGCTTCACGGTTCTCTCCTCGGTCAGATGACTGCGCGGATGCGCACCTCGACGCGCTCCAGCGTCTCGCGGGCGTTGAGCCGGCGCTTCGTGCGCACGTCGATGAAGACGGTCAGGTCCTGGAACTCGGCCAGGCCGGCTATGCGTTCGAGCTCGGCCTGGATTCGCTGCTCGGCAGCGGCGATCTCTCGCTGGATGTAGCCGACGTCGTTGATGTCGGCAGGGACTGGCTCGATGCTCATGCGGGTTCCTTGGTGGTTTCGTCGATCCAGTCGCGCTCGGCTGGCTTGGCGTCAGGGCCCGCGATCCGGCCGGCGGCGGTGGAGAGGGTCTTCTCGGCGAACTGCTGGAAGATCAGCCGCATCTCGGCATCGATCAGGTCCTGGATGTCGCGGGCGTCGGTCATCGAGGCCACCCGTGCAGCCACGCGACGGCCGAGCGGCATCGCCTGGTCGCGCAGCGTGCGAAACGCCGTGAAGACGGTGGCGATCGTCCCGTCGCGGTCGATCAGCCGGCGCTCGAGCTGCATGCGCTTGATGCGAGCGGTCTGCGCCTCTTCCTGCTCGCGGCTGGCCCGGGCAGATTGGTAGGAGAGGACGTCCTTCGTAGTGGTTGTGGCCGGCCCGGCGAGGCCGACAGTCGCAGGCTGCGCGCCTGCGGTGACCGCGGCGGCCGTCTTGCCGAAGGCGCGCACGTTCTTCGCGATCGTGGCCTTCGCCTTGGCGACGTCGATGAGCCCGTCGTCGTCGCGCTTCACCTTGCCGGCCTTGATGAGCTGGGCGATGGCCTGCGGACGAACGCCGAGCTCTCGCGCCAGCTCGGCGGCCTTGATCCGGCGCGCGGCCGTCGCTCGTTTCGGCGGTCGTGTCGTCATGCAGGCGAGTCTCAGCGCTCCATGCCATTGGGCAAGTGTTCGAAAAGGCCAGTCACTAGCGAACGTGCGGGGGCCGAATTACCCGCACGCCGCCCTGGCGTGGAAGAACCTATGCCCCCTGGCATGGTCCTTGCCGAAGGCCGGTGGTGTGGATGGCGTTCTTCGGCACCATGCAGCCCGCGATGGGTGCAGCCTTGCGCTTCGCCTTGGCCTTCTCCTTCGTCGGGGTGGCGGCAGCGGTGGCAGGTATCGGTGCCGATGCTGCAGGCGGCAGGGTGGGTGCCTGGATCACCTCCACGGTGGTCGTGTGCGTGGCCTTCACCGATGCGAGCACACGGTCGAGGCAGTCGAGCTCGGTGCGTGTGCTGCTGCGCGCATAGCTGAAGAAGTTCCAGCCGATCGACCAGCTCAGGCTGTCACCCTGCGGGCACAGACCAGGAGGCAGAGGCGCTGCGTTGACCGGGGCGGGCAGGACGTACATGTTCTGCCTGCTCCAGTCGGCGAGGCTGGCCGAACCGCCTGCACCACCATCCGCCGACAAACTGCCAGACAGCGACGCGCTGGCCGCTGCGTTCGCGCTGGCTTCGGCGCTGGATGTCGAGCCGCTCGAGTTGCTGAGCGTATTCGTCGAGGTCGACGGCACCGAGGGCGTCGAAGGTGGGGTACAGGTCGGCCAATTGGTGCCTCCGTTCTTGCAGGTGGTGGCGAGTGAGGCAGCGCTGGCCAGGGCCAATGCGGCTGCGACGATGAGGTGGGTGGTTTTCAAGGTGGGCTTTCGTGGTGGGAATTCGTTGGGCTACGGCATGACCTTGCTGATGCGGTACGTGACGCCGCCGAGCACCAGCGTCTGACCCTTGCGGATGAGCAGCGGGCTTGCGCGCTGGCCCTCGATCGCGACGACGATCGGCATCCAGTTGCCTCGCCCCTTCGGCCTGAGGATCAACATCACAGCGCCCTCGCCTTCCGGGCGGCCGACGCTTGTGAGATGCGCCCTGCCCATTGCTTGACGAGTTCGGCCCCTTGCTTCCAATCGGCGCCGAACACGCGCTCCAGCGTGGCCCGGAACTGCGGAGTGATCGTGCGCAGCTCGTGCGACTCGATGTGCGCGCCGATGGATGCCAGCGCTCTGGCCTCGCATCCGCGGCAGCGCGCAGTGAAGCCATCGCGAGTGGGGTCGCTCTCGGCATCGCGGCAGGCCTTGCACGTCACTTCGCGCACTCCGAGCAGACCAGGGTGCGAAGACCTCGCTGGGCGCCCTTGGTGACCTTGCGCATGCGCCGCCCGAAGATGCCGCGGTTCTGCAAGCACTCCGGGCACTTAAACGTCATCGCTTGCCCGTAGCCGGCCGGGCGAAACGTCACGTCTGCAGGGCGGTTGTTCTCGGAGCGGCTCATGCAGCGTCCTTCATGGGCTGCGAGGCGCCCCACTTGTAGGCTTCCCACATGCGCAGATTCGCCAAACGCGCGACGTCGACAGCTTGCGCAGCGGTCAGCTTGGTAGCGTCCTTGTTCGGAGTCGCGCGACGTTCGCACGCCACCAACACCGGCATCGACGACCCTGGGCGCCGCTCCAGCAGCAGCACGCCAGATCGTGGCGAGGCCATGCAATCGAACAGCGCGGCGTCCCACAGATCGCGCGGCATCGCGTAGTAGTGCTTCCAGACCTTTGGCGGCCACTCGCGCGGCGACGGCGCGTCCCACACCCACCGCTTGCCACCTTTGGGGTCGGGCTCGTAGTGCCCGCCGGTGGGGTGGTGCCACCACTTGTCCTTGCGCGCATCGGCCTTGAAGTCGGCGCGGCTGATCTTGACCTCGACGTCGATGATGCGCAGGTCCGTAGTGACGGCAAGCACGTCGCACTCGTGGCCGGTCCAGTTGCAGTTCGGCACCAGCACAACGCACTTGCGCTGCAGCGTCTGCAGGCTGATGGCGCGGGCGATGAGGCCCTCGTTCCAGTGGACCGTCATGCGAGCTTCCTCAGGCCCCAGTGGGCGAGCAGCAGACTCTCGGCCCGGTTGTGATCGCGCTTTCGCGTCAGCAGCTGCTGCACTTCCGGGTAGAGCGTGCGGGCAATCTCGAGCGAGGCGTCTTTGCTCGCGTTCAGGCCATAGAGGGCCTTCCACGTCTGCGGGTCGACCCAGTGCGCCTCGATGCCGGCCAGCGCGAGCACGGCGCGCACACAGCCCTTCGTCTCCATGAGCGAGCCACCGGACTGGGGCGAGTTCTTGCCGCTCGGGAAGGTGTGGACCTCCTCGACGATGGCGATGGCCTTCTCGCCTGGCTCGACCAGGCGGCGCAGCACAGCCATCAGCTCGACCGGCGCGATGGCCCGCTTGACCATGCCCTTGCTGCGCAGCGCGAAGGTGGGGATGTCCTCGATCGCGGTGGTGCCGCGGTGCTCGACGCGTGCGATCGCGCCGTCCAGGCCGAGGTCGATTCCGAGGTGGATCAAGGCAGCATCCTCCAGCCCATCTCGCCGAGCGAGAAGACGATGTAGGCGGCGGCCACGAGGCCCACGGCGAGGATCAGGCTGGTGGTCAGGCGCTTCCAGCGCGCCGGCGGCTCGATCGGGCGGCCGACGATGGCGGCTCCGCAGTCGCAGTCTCGCGTGCCGCCTTCGCAGCCGCCGGTACAGTTCGCCGGGCACGTGCGGCCCTGGTTGCAGTTGCCGGTGCAAGGCGGGCAGGTGGCCCGCGGCGCAGCTTGTTCGGTGATGTCCATGGTTCCCCCTTGGTGTCAGAGCGCGATCACTTCCGCGCTGGGTTTCTTGCTGCGCAGGAGCGCGCTCACGCGGCGCTGCGTCTCGGCCTGAGCCTTCGTCATCTCCATCGCCGTGAGGCCTTCGAGGCACTGCTCGTAGATCGCCAGCACGTCGCGCAGCGCCTTCAGTCCTGGCGCGTCGAGTCGCATGCCCTGCCCTGCCTGGAAGCGCTTCGCTGCGCTGACCATGGCCGCGATGGCGGCATTCACCGTGGGCATCACCTCGAGCGGATCGAGCTTGTGCAGGTGGAGCGCGAGCGTCTCGACGGAGTTGATGGCGTCGCTGAGAGAGCGCCATTCCTCCTCGCCCGGATGGCTGCCGCGGGCCATCGTGTCGAGCGACGACAGGAACTCGCCCATCACTCGATCGCGCTGCTCCTTCGATGCCGGGCGCAGGGCCGCGAGCGGGTTCAGCAGGACCGGCTTCTGGCGGTAGGTCGAGCGTTTCCTCACGCTGCGGCTCCTTCGCGCACGGCCGCCGCTGGCTGTTGCGCCTGGCGCTCGTCGAGCAC